CCGATGCCTGCCTTGCCGATTCCTCCAGTTCCCGATTTTTCGCAATCATAGCATCGACATCTTGTCCGTAAATATTGTACCGCTTCCCATCATCCGGAATGGTAGACGCAGGGGCATTGTTGTTTGTAATCGTTCCTGTAAAAGTCGCGGCTTTCTCCTTCTGAAGTCGCTCCATCTCTTCTCTTGCTTTTCTGGCCGACTCGGCCACCTCATCCACCTGTCGGGCCGTCGCCGCTGCGGCAGAACCGGAAGACGAAAAGGCCTTATCCATTTTTGTTGACAGATTATCAATCGCCGCCGTAAGCTTTTCCGCTGCCTTTAAAAGGCTGCCTGTGCCTTCTTCGAATCCGTCGGTATTTATCTTCGTGTCAAACTTTAAACTTCCGTCAGTTCCGCCAGCTGCCATACTATCACCTCTCCTCCGGGCATAAAATAAGACGCCTGTTCAGCGCCTTAACCCAATAACTTATTCCAATAATCAATTTCTTCCTGTTCCTCGGCTGTGTATTTCTTCTTCAAATCACACAGGGCCTTGTTATTGCGGTAAAATTCCTGCTCCCACTTCTCTAGCTTCTTTCCCTTGGCTCTTTTCTGTCGAATGCCAAGGACCATAGAAAAAGTCCCGTCGTCAATCTCCATAAAATAGCCCATGAACGTCCACCAGTGCATGTACTCCACAGCCCTGACTTCCCGGCCGGCCACCTTGTTGACCGCGGGGAATACCAGACTCTCGTCCTGCTCCCAATCCATTACCTTGACCGGAGGCCGCTTATCATCCTCCTGCTGCCCGCAATCCAGAAACCACAGCCCCTGCTTAATTGCTTCTTCCGTTGCTTCCATCGGTATGCTGTCCAGGTCTTCATATAGAATCATCAGCATTACATCATATTTCTCAGACGGCTGCAGCTCCGGGTCAGCGAATGCCTGCATGATGACCAGCATATCCCGGAAATCTGTCCGGATTTTTCGCTCTTCACCGGCCACCTCCAAGGTCGTCGGAAGCCGGCCAATCATTTTCTATACCCCTTCGTGTAATTCTCAACCCGGGCTTGGCTGGCGGAGCTGAAAGCTTCTATTTCCTCTTCGATAATCGGCGTTACAGACTGTAGCACTGCTTCAAAAAGAAACATCTTTTCTTTCCCAACTGTACACAAGGGGGACTGGCCAGAAAAGATTGTGTCGTAGACATCAGCATTGAACACATAGTTCAGTTCACGACGAAGCATGTCCTCAAAACCTCTCAGTTCGGCGGATTCCTCTTCGTCCTCTACTACTAGCGTTCCATCCGGATTAAGTTCGATTGCCTTTAAGCTTCCTTCCCATTTCCGGATGCGTTTCTGTGCCTCCTCGACGCGAACACGCATGTTCAAGTCACCGGGGTTGAACCGGATTACCCGGTTTTCGTCCCCATTGATACAAAATGACTTAAATCCATCATCAAAATTAATACTGCGCATACATTGCCTCCTTATGCTCCGGCCCCAGAATCGGCTGTAAATGTCTTTGTGGAAAGGTCAAAAGTACCTTTCACCCTATTTCCTGTATGGTGTACATTGAATGGAATTTGATATCCCGTCGTATCTCCGCCATAGCTGGATACTTCGATGATGGCATCCTCCTTGTAGGCCACATATTTTCCGGCTGTTGGAGTTTCCCATAAATGCACCTCGACGATGCTGGTTTTCAAGTCATCCAGCGTTTGGCGTTCGTCTACAATGGCCTGCAGCCGCGCAAATAATGGTTCTCCGACTTCCGCATAATACGGATCCGTGGAAGCCTGTGGCTGATAGCTGTCAAGGGTAACCGATGTCTCACCCAAAATATTATTTTTGGTCTCCACGTTTGCATTCATTTCTACCGTGTATTCTTCCAGGTCTTTCCCAAGTCGGAAATATTCGGCTTTACTAGCCGATGGAAGCGCAGAATCGATATAGTGTGCCATAAATTTTCGTTTGATTTTGCCCGTTACATCTGGCATTATAATTCCTCACTTTCTATTTTGTATTGGGCGTATATCTGGAGCTGATACATAACGCCCTGCTCTATGGTTTCTCCCATCAGTCCCATGCTCATGGCATTGGCCGTGGTCGCTTTCATAAATTTCCCCAGAAACTCCCGATTCTCCACCGTGCCGGATATGCCATCCTCTTCCGGC